CGTGTACTTGTAATTTTTGCTGAAGGAAATCCAAACTTTGGATATTGGATAGGTTGCGTACCTGCAGATTATATGAATTTTATGGTACCAGATGGTAGAGCATCAACAGAAAAAACAACAGACCATACTCCGGAAAACTTAAAAGGTTATAAACTTCCTGTAGGAGAATATAACAAAACTGTTGAAGATGGTTCGTTAGTTGATCCTACGTTGTTTAACAAACCTTACAATAAAGATTTTACAGAAGTTTTAGAAGTCCAAGGACTTTTAAGAGACGAAGCTAGAGGAACAACAACTTCGAGTGCTAGAAGAGAAATACCAAGTATGGTATTTGGTATTAGTACACCTGGTCCAAAAGATTACAGATCTGGTGCACCGCAAGCACCGATCGGTACAGCAGGTCAAAAAATAAATGTTCCAAGTAACCGTTTAGGTGGTTCTAGTTTTGTAATGGACGACGGTGATGATAGATTTGTTAGATCAACCCATGCAGAAGACGGTCCACCAATTTATAAAAATATAAAAGAAGGTGAAACAGGCGATAACACTATTCCTCAAAATGAATTAATGAGGCTTAGAACTAGAACCGGGCATCAGATACTTTTACACAATAGTGAAGATTTAATTTATATTAGCAACTCAAGAGGTACTGCTTGGGTAGAACTATCGTCTGATGGAAAAATTGACATTTATGGATACGATAGTATAAGTGTTAGATCTGAAGCTGACATTAATTTTACTGCTGATAGAGACTTTAATGTAGAAGCCGGGCGTAATATTAATATGAAAGCATCAGCACGTTATAGTAGTGGTGGTGCAACAGACGAAGAAGGTTTAGAATCTGGTAGAATTCAATTTGAATCTGCTTTTAATTATAATTTAAATGTTGGCAAAGATAGCAAAATTACAGTAGCAAAAAATCAACATACAAAAGTTAACGAATCACAATATATTGAAACAGCAAAATCTCTACATGTTAATACAGGACAAAATAACTTTTTAACTGCTAAACAATATACACACATTAACAGTGGAGCAGAGCATAGAGAAACTGCAAAATACATACATATGAATGGACCTGGTGCAGCATTAGCAAATCCTGCAACTGAAGTTACACCTTTGAGTACAATTACATTACCTCAAACAAAACCAGGAAACGTAGTTCAACCGTTTGAAACTATACTTGGAAGAGCACCACAGCACGAACCTTGGTTACATCATGAAAACTTAGATCCTTTAGCATTTAAAAAAGGTGAAACTGATAGAGAATCTCCAGGAGCATTAACTAGTGCAGACAGAGTGTTAACACCTGATACTTTCTTTAAAAATCTAGGAGGAAGGAAATCTAGCGCATTTGTAGGAGGATCAGGCGGCGGAATAAATTCTGGTGTTATAAACTCTGGAGGAGGAACATCAACAGGAACAGGCGCAGTACCAGATCCAAATGTTACTCCAAAAAATAGTAATTTTAAATTTAGTGATGAACTTGGATCGCTAAGTTCAAAGTACGAGTCTAGAGGAAATCCAGGTGCTATTGGTTATGATACTACAGGCGGTTGGAGTTACGGTACGTACCAAATTGCAGCAAAAACAGGTGCAATGGACGACTTTATGAACTATGCTAAATCTGCACATCCTGATATACACAGTAAATTACAAGCAGCAGGCGGCGCAGCAGCCGCTAAACAAGGAACTGATACATTTAAGCAAACTTGGAAAAGTGTAATGGGTACCGCAGCAGGAAATAAAGCACAACACGGATTTGGTGTACAACTTTATTTTACTCCAGCAGCAGCTAAAGTTAAACGTAATACAGGTATTGATGTAACTACTAGATCTAAAACTGTACAAGATGTTTTATGGTCCACAGCTATTCAACACGGCAACGGAGGAGCATCTAAAATATTTAAGAAAGCAGTAGAGCGTACTGGTAGTTCTAATCCAAGCGACGATGCATTAATTCGTGCAGTATATGATGAACGTGGTGCAAACAATGGACAACGATATTTTGGAAAAAGTAAACCAAATGTTAGAGCTGGTGTTGTAAATAGATTTAAAAATGAAAAAGCTGACGCTCTAAAAAGTTTAGAACAAGAATTGTCAAAAACAACTACACCACCAACAATTAGTGGTAAAGACAGTGTTTCAACAGTTGAAGAAGTTCCACGTACAGTACAATAGGGTAAATATAGTATGAGCGAATTAGAAAAAAATTTATATAAACGTGTAACTGTTAAACAAACAATGCGTGATGCTTCTTCAGGCAGAGCTTATAGAGGTTTTTCTACGATCTCAGACGCTAAAAGTTTTAGTTTATATGATTTCGATCTAATAAAACAAGATATAATCAACCACTTTCATATTAGACAAACTGAAAAACTTAGTGATCCTACATTTGGCACAATAATATGGGATATATTATATGAGCCATTTACAAACGAAGTACAAGAACTTGTAATTGAAGATGTAACTACAATTATCAACTATGATCCAAGAGTACGTGCAGAAGAAATTATCGTTGACACGTATGAGCAAGGATTACAAGTAGAGTGTACAATAACATTTTTACCATATCAAATTGTAGACCAATTACGATTTAAATTTGACAAAGAAAACGGTTTACTTTCGTAAACAATTAAACACGCACTTTTCAATATCAGATAAATATCATAGTAAACAAGGAATACTAATATGGCTGCAACCGATAGACAGTCTAGGCTACTTGTAGCCGAAGATTGGAAAAGAATTTACCAGAGCTTTAGGAACGCAGATTTCCAAAGCTATGATTTTGATAACCTACGCAGAACAATGATTAATTATCTGCGTCAAAACTATCCAGAAGATTTTAACGATTACATTGAGTCAAGCGAATATCTTGCACTGATTGATATGATTGCTTTCCTTGGGCAAAACTTATCATTCCGTGTAGATCTAAATGCTCGTGAAAACTTCCTTGAAACAGCAGAACGTAGAGAAAGTGTTTTACGTCTTGCACGTATGCTTTCTTATAATCCACGCAGAAATCAAGCAGCCAACGGATTATTAAAAATTGATACATTATCAACAACTGAGAGTATTATAGATAGTAACGGGTTAAATCTAGCTGGCATTACTGTAAAATGGAATGACCAAGCAAATACAAACTATTTTGAACAATTTGTTAAAATTTTAAATTCTGCAATGCCGCTTGCAAACTCAATTGGAAATCCACTAAAATCAGAACAGGTTGCAGATGTACAAACTCAAAAATATCGTATAAACGCACTAAACACAGGTAGTGCAGTATATCCGTTTACAAAACAAATAGAAGGTGTTACAACTAGATTTGAAATTGTAAGTTCAGACATTTCTTCTGGAAGTATTGTAGAAGAACCACCGTTGCCTGGCAATAGTCCAGCATTTCTTTTCCGTGATGATGGACAAGGCGCAGGATCTAATAATACAGGATTTTTTATGCACTTCCGTCAAGGACGTCTTGAAAACGGCTCGTTTAACATGTCAAATCCGATACCAAACCAATCAGTGGCAATCGATTCAAGAAATATTAATGATACCGATGTTTGGTTATATGAAGTTAATAGTTTAGGAATAGAAAATAAACAGTGGACAAAAGTTTCTTCTACAGAAGGAAATAATGTTATCTATAATAGTTTGTTTAATCAAACAAGAGATGTTTTTGCAGTCACTACAAGAATAGGTGATAGAATTAATTTAGTTTTTAGTGATGGTGTTTTTGGTAATTTACCAGCAGGAGATTTTAAAGTATATTATAGAACTAGTAATGGTTTAAAAAGTGTTATAACTCCTGGAGCAATTAATACAGTTAGTATTGATATTCCTTACCAAGCTAGAAATGGTACTAAGCAAACACTTACAATTGGATTAAAATTAAATTACACAGTAACAAATGGAACTGCAACAGAATCTAATGAAGAAATAAAAGCAAATGCTCCAGCAACTTATTATACACAAAATAGACTAGTTACAGGCGAAGATTACAATGTTGGACCTCTTGCTATAAGCCAAGATATTATTAAAACAAAAAGTTCAAATAGAATATCAAGCGGAATAAGCAGATTTTTTGATTTAAAAGATGCTAGTGGAAAATATTCAAATACAAGTTTGTTTGCAGATGACGGAATATTATACAAAGAAGAATTTGTAGAAAAACAATCTTTTACATTTACAACTCAAACTGACATTGAAGGTATTATTTACAATACAGTTGAGCGTATTATTGGTAATATAAATTCTAAAAATTTCTTTTTAGCAAAATATCCTAAAACAATAGTAAGTGACCTTAATGCAACGTGGACACAGTCAACTAAAGGCACAAATATTTGTACAGGCTTGTTTAAAGATTCTTCAAATCAAACATATCCTTTAGGTGACTTTACAGTTAATGCACTCCGTTTTGTAGAACCTGGATCCTTAATTAAATTTACGTCTCCGGATACAAAAACCTTCATGCCAAACGGCACATGGAACGAAACAGGAACTATTAAAAAAGGTCAATCTACATATAAATGGGCAAAAGTTATTGCAGTTTCTAACACAGGTGTTGATGTTGAAGATGACGGAACTGGTCCGGTTATATTAAATGATATTATTCCTGACGGTGCATTAATTTCACAAGTTATTCCTAACTATTCTAAATCATTAGTAGACGATCTTAAAACAGAAATCATTGATCAAACATTTGAATATAAAGATTTTGCTTTAAGATACGATATAACAGACAGAATTTGGAAAATAGTATTAGCAGAAGATATTAATACTATTAGCGATTTTGCAACTGGTAAAGCAGGAGACACAACTGGAGAAAACTTAGATTCTAGTTGGATGTTGTATTTTAAAACAGACGGTGAAAAATACACAATAACATATAGACAGTTAAGATATGTTTTTGAAAGTGCAGACGAAATAAGATTTTTCTTTGATAGTGCTGATAAAATTTACGATCCGTCAACTGGACAAGTTGTTAGAGATAGAATTGATGTGCTAAACATCAATACTCAACCTGGACAATTAACACCATTTACAAAAGATTTTACTTGGACCATAACTGATGCTTATAAAGATTCTGAAGGTTACTTAGATAGTCGTAAAATACAAGTACAATTTATTGATTTAGATGATGACGGGGTAGTTGATGATCCGGATATCTTTGAACAAATAGTTGGAGAAGAAGATACTTCAATTTCTACAGAAGAAAAAATTATATTCCAAAAGAAATATACTACTACAGATGGCGTCGAAGATTTTAAATATCTTGATAATTCAACAAGTGAAGTTGTTTTAGTGCAAAATGAATCTAGTATTGCTCCGTATACCCAATGGGACAATAACGGACAAATTTTTTACTTGATAGACGAAGGTGTTTTTAAGAAACTTAATAAAACATTAAACAATACTACACTTGATGTAAACTACAAAGCATACTATGGTAGAGCAGGATTAAAACTTCATTATGTTCATGTTGCAGACAGTGGATACAGAATAGATCCTAGTGCATCAAATATTATTGATACATATATTTTATCAAAAACATATGACGATCAAGTCAAACAATATATTGATGGAACACTTTCTGTAAAACCAAAGCCGCCAAGTAATGATGAGCTTTTTAGATCTTATGGAAGTTCAATTAATGAAATTAAAAGTATAAGTGATGAAATTATATATCATCCAGTAAAATATAAAATTTTATTTGGCGACAAAGCACCTGCAGATTTACAAGTTAAATTTAAAATTGTAAAAAATCCTAACTTAGTAATTAATGATAATGAACTTAAATCTGATATTATTGAATCAATAAATCGTTTCTTTGATATTGAAAATTGGGATTTTGGTGAAACATTTTATTTCCAAGAGCTAAGTTCTTATATTATGAGTCAGTTATCGCCAAAATTAGTTAGTATATTAATTGTACCTAGACAAACTACACAAAGTTTTGGTAGTTTATTTGAAATAAAATCTGAAGCAGATGAAATTTTTGCCAGCGGCGCAAAAGTATCTGACATAGAAACAATAGACGAAATTACAGCAACTAATTTACAAGCAAGCGGCAATGTAATTACAAGTTCAACAAGCACAACATCTAATCAAATAACAAGTAGTGCATCATCTACATCAAGCTCTACAGGCGGAGGTTATAGTTACTAATGGCTAAGAAAACTCAACAAGATTCGGCTTTGCCAATTCCAGGCGGAAATAATAAAATTAGTTCTGCAGATTTTTTACCTAGATTTTTTAGGAGTACGGCAAACCAAAAGTTTTTACAAGCTACAATGGATCAAATGATCCAACCGGGTGTTGCTGAAAAATTAAATGGATATTATGGTAGAAGGACAGCAAAAGCACATCAGTCAACTGACAATTATGTTGCTGATGTTAATAAAACAAGAGAAGATTATCAACTAGAACCTAGCGTAGTAGTTAAAGATCTGTATGATAATGTTACTTTTTATAAAGACTATAATGACTATCTTGGACAACTAAATGTTTTTGGTGCAAATATAGAAAACCATAGTAGATTAAATAATCAAGAAACTTATAGTTGGAACCCAAGTATAGATTGGGATAAGTTTGTAAACTTCCGTGAGTATTATTGGTTACCGCACGGTCCTATTAGCATTCCTGTTAGAGGACAAAGTAGAGAAGTTGTTAGTACGTATTCTGTAACTATTGAAGATCAAGGAGATAATAAAGCATATGTCTTTAATGACGGATTGACTAGAAATCCATCGTTAAAACTTTATAGAGGACAAACTTATCGTTTTGATATTGACACTCCAGGACATCCAATAGCATTTGCAATTACTAGAAGTTTTACTCCAGGTAGTGCAATATTAACAGCAGGAACAGAAGGAATAAGAGCTGACGGACTATTTGGAGCAGATCTATATGGCAATGAATATGATCAAGGAGACTTTATTGTTCTTCCTTCCGGCGGCAGTGTTACTTTTGAAGATGATGAAAACGTTTCAACACTTTATCCTGACGGAATACGCAAATTAGGTGAAGAAGGTGAAGAAGTTGCAGTTGCATATGTTGAAAAAGGTACAATTGAATTTACAATTCCATTTAACGCACCTAATAGATTATACTATGTTAGCAAGAATTCAATTGACACTAGCGGATTAATTAAAATTTATGACATTGAAGAAAATGCTTTCTTAAATGTTACTGACGAAATCTTAGGAAAGAAAACATATCTAAGTGCAAACGGAGTTGAATTGTCCAACGGTATGAAGATTAAGTTCCAAGGCGATGTTGAACCTGCTTATTATGCTCAAAATAATTGGTATGTTGAAGGTGTAGGAGAAAATATTAAATTAATCAAAGATCAAGATTTAATTATTCCTGCTGCATATACAGAAGCACGTTATGTTCCATTTGATAGTGAAGAATTTGATACATTACCTTTTTCTGATGCTACTGCTTCAGCAACTGAACCAGATTATATTATTATTAATAGAGCAAGTAAAGATAGAAACGCATGGAGTCGTTATAATAAATGGTTCCATAAAGATGTTTTAAAAGATAGTTTTAAATTTAATAATTTACCTGAAAATATTGACGAAAGCAAAAGAGCTAAACGTCCGATTATTGAATTTGAAGCAGGACTAAAATTAAACAACTTTGGTAGTTTTGCTAAAAAAGATGTTGATTTAATTGATACTTTTACAAAAGATGTTTTTAGTACAATTGAAGGAGCATTAGGGTATAATATCGACGGTATTGATTTAGCAGAAGGCATGCGCATTCTTTTTGTAGCAGATACTGATATTTTAGTATCTGGAAAAATTTATCAAGTTAAATTTATTGAAATTGGTAATAATAAACAAATTGCATTAATTGAAACTGATGATACTGAACCGCAAGATTTAGAAACTATACTAGTAACTAGTGGTGTAAAAAATGCAGGAAAAAGTTATCACTATCACGGCGGAAGCTGGCTAGAAGCACAAGAAAAAACTCAAAGAAACCAGTCTCCGTTATTTGAAGTTTGTGATGTAAACGATAATAGTTTTGCTGACGAAACTTATTATGAATCTACTACCTTTAAAGGAACTAAATTATTTTCATATAAGTTAGGTGAAGGTACTAATGATTTAGAGCTAGGATTTCCTTTAAATTACAGAACTATTGAAAATTCGAGTGATATACTTTTTAACTTTGATTTATTAAACGATACATTTGAATATCAAGAAGGAACAGAAATTATATCTCAAGATATTAGTTCTGGCTACCTAAAAAAATACAAAACACTTTCGGACTTTACTTATGTAAATGCTTTCAGTAACATTCCTACAGAAAGTAAACAATATGTTGTTAGACAATACGATGTAACAGACATAAAAAATAATAATTTTGCAATAGATGTTTATAATAATTCTGGAGATTTAAATGATTTATATGTTGTAGTTTATGTTAATAATAAAATACAAATTAAATTAACAGATTATGAACTTGACAGAATAAACAAAATTGCATATGTTAGATTTTATGATAATTTAAATTCTGGAGATATTGTTAAAATAAAAACAAGATCTAAAACATCTAAAAATAGTAATGGACATTATGAGTTCCCACATAACCTAGAACGCAATCCACTAAACGAGGATGTAAGTGAGTTTACCTTAGGTGAAGTAGTTGATCATGTTGACACTATGCTTGAAGAATTACCAAACTTTAAAGGTGTGTTTTTAGGCTCAAGTAATTTGCGTGATTTAGGAAACTTAGATAGATTTGGTAAGCGTTTTGTAAAACACAGCGGACCGATAAATTTATCTTTATATCATATAACAAATAAAGAAACTAATATTATAAAAGCCTTAAAATATTCTAAAAATGAATATTCAAGATTTAAAAAAGTATTTTTAGAAAGTGCTCTAAGTTTAGGGTATGACGGAACTACTAAAGTACATGTTGATAAATTATTAGAAGAAATTAATAAAGATAAAGTAAAAACTCAGCCGTTTTACTTTAGTGATATGCTATCATATAGCAACACTAATATTATAGAATATACAGTTTTAGATCCTAGAACAAAAGAATATCCTTTAAGTTCTCCTTTTAATCTATCTAGTTTGTCTGTAAAAAGTGTTTTAGTATACTTGAACGGAGAACAATTAATACATGGCAGAGATTATAATTTTGACTCTACAGGTTATGTAAGTATTGATGCAGGACAAGTCGAAGATGACAAGATAGAAATTTATGAGTATGATAATACTGACGGATCATTTGTTCCTCCAACACCTACAAAGTTAGGACTTTATCCTAAATATGAACCAGAACTATACATTGATGATACAGTTATAGTAGATGAACCTTCAGAAACTGGTCCATTTAAAATTTACGGACAAGCTGAATCAGGCAGCAACAAAGGAACTAGAGGCTGGTTTTATCCTATATATACAACTAGAAAAGCTGCTAAAGATGCAGATGCAAATGATACTGCTAACACAATTACATTTGTTGGTTTAAACAAAATTTTCTATATGCCTGCAACCGGTTCTTTTTACGGACATTATGATAATGTTGAAATTAACGAGTATCCTTTAGGCGTTGCTTTTGTTAAAGGACATGACGGTAGCTTTATTAAAGCATACAAAGATTACAGAGACGAACTATTACTGGAATTAGAAAAAAGAATATTCAATAACATTAAAGCTGATTATTCGACAGATAGATTAGACATTCATAATTTTATTCCAGGAGATCATAGAGAAACTGAATTTAGTAGAAATGAAATTAATAGAACATTACTTGGAGATTTCCAACAATGGCTGACTACTAGTTTAACTAATACAAGTTATACAAACAATACATTCTACGATAGAAATAATGCTTGGACATTTAATTACTCCGATACTAAAACACCAAACGGAAATAAAAATCCAGGATTTTGGAGATCATTGTTTGTTTATGCGTTTGATACAGATCGTCCGCACACATGCCCATGGGAAATGTTAGGCATCACAATAAAACCAAGTTGGTGGGATGAAGTATATGGTCCTGCGCCGTATACTGGTGATAACTTGGTGTTGTGGAAAGATTTAGAAGCCGGTAAGATTGCAGAACCCGGCAACGTTAGAATAAATTTAGATTATGCTCGTCCTGGGCTAACTAATCATATTCCTGTTGGTAGTGATGGAAAATTAGTAACTCCTACTAGAATAGGATATGCTAACGGATTTAACATCCAGCAGACGTCTAGAAACTTTAGTTTTGGAGATTATTCTCCTACAGAAAATGCATGGAGAAGAAGTTCAGAATATCCGTTTGCACTATTAACATCTTATCTATTAAACAAGCCTGCAAAAGTAATGGGCTTAGGTTTTGATATATCTAGAATTAATAAAAACAAAGCTAATCAATGGGTTTATAAAGAAACAAATAAACCTATCGAAACAAAAAATTTATTATTACCAAATACTTACAACTCAGATTCAAGAGTGTTAACTTCTGGTTTAGTAAATTATGTTTACAATCTAGTAGCAAGTAATATTTTAACACTTTATTCAAGTTATGAAACTAATCTTAAAAATATATCAAATCAAATTGGTATAAAAATTGGAGGCTTTACTAGTAAACCAAAATTCAATCTTATACTTGATAGCAGATCACCTACACAAAATCTTACACAAGATGGAATTTTTGTACCACAAGAAAATTACCAAATTTTCTTAAACACAAGTAGTCCTTCGCAACTAGCAATATACAGTGGATTAATTGTAGAAAAAGCCGAAGTTGGTTATGTACTTAGAGGTTACAATTTAGAAAAACCTTATTTTGAATATTATGAAGCTAGAGAAGGTTCATCTTCTTCTACTGTAACGGTAGGAGGAATAAACGAAGCAGTTGTTCCTTGGGATTCTAATACACTTTATACAGCAGGCGAAATTATAATACACAATAATTCGTATTATAGAGTTACAAAATCTTTCGAAACTGGAGTAAGTTTTACTTTAGAAAATCTTTCTAAGTTACCAACCTTGCCAATTGAAGGCGGCAGAGTTGCACAGTTTAAAAAG